GATTCACTAACTTATCATAGATATTTTATAATGTCATGTATGTCGAGTAACTCTAATGTATATGAGTTGGTTAATGACAAACTAAATCGACCTATCAAAACATCAGCTGAAGCCTATTTTATGTTTAATTCTAGTAAAAATTATAAGTTTGTTGATCTGTCGGAGCTGGATATAGATAATAGAAACGAAGTTGTAAAGTTAAATTTTGATTTACCATTCTTCCCTGTGAACGTTGACAATACCTTATCTCTCATAGAGCTTATATACTCTATGTTTTATGGGGTAAAGAAAGGAACCAAACCAAAGTATTCTTATTGGGACACTGTAAAAACTTTTAATGAGATGGAAGGCAAATTTAGGTCATCATATGTAAAGAAGATATTTGAGGGAAAATTTGATTTTTCACTAGACAATTTATCTAATTTTCAATGCAATTACAGCCTACTTTTTAGATGTATGAGGAAAATGAATGAAAATCTGACAAAACCTATCCAGGAAATATATAAGGAAGATTTCTTGCCCAAAATTAATACGTTTACACTAGCTGATACCGCCTCCACAAAATCTTCCCTAAAGCCCAGCTTAGAGAAAGGACTTCGTTTTGAAAGTGTTATTGACATCTGTAAAGGGGAGGACTTAAATTTATCAGACTACTTTAGATTATATAACTCCAAATTGGGCGATCCTATTTACGTAGAAGAGATGTTAAAACCTGAGTGGACAAAAGCTGATAGAGAAGCATTTATTGGAGATATACATAGCATGACGCAGTTAAAAATATTTGAAGATTTTTTTCGATGCTTGTGCGAACATAGTAATCTTGAAATGATTAGTAAACCTGGTACTGTTAAAAACCAACTTTTAAACGAAGCTGTTACTAGACTCCATCCTAAAGACCAATATGTGTATCATAATATAGATAAAACCAAGTGGAATATGTACTGGGATTTTCAAAAAAACTTAACTATAATATTTTCCTTGAGAGATTATGTCCCCACACACTTCTTTTATTATCTTCTGATATGCTGTTTCAAGTTAAAAAACAAGAGACTAAGGATACCATTGGAATTAAATATAAATTCGGCACCCATATTTCTTGAAAGAGACTTAACATTGGAAGAGAAGAACTTATTTCTTGATGATAAAACTGGCAAGTTTGACAAAAAAGTAAAGATACATGAGTTTATCTATCTTTTAGATTTACAAAGAAGAGATAAAGGACCAAACTCTCTCCCTATAGGAACAAAAAGTTTTTCTTTAATTGAGTGGGGATTTTTAGCTGGCTTTGTAAACTTTATGTCTTCTTATGCTCATTGTGCTGTTGCTTCTTATGTAGAAGACATTGGCAATAAAATGAACATTAGAACTGAAATAAATTTCAGACATTCAGATGATTC